TTTAATTTTCAAGGGTTGCCCCCTCTCAGAATACGGGAGGGGGTTTTTACATGCCTCCAAAGGTGAGTGCTCCGGCAATAGCCGCAGCCACTCACCAAATCCCTCTCAATCAGCCCTTGCATCTTGGATCTCTTTAGTTTACCAGGGATATCCGGAGGCATGGCCTGACCTATGGAGTTTTCATATCCATCCATCCAACAGCACCCTATTTTACCATCCTTCCTCCGTTGAAACAAGAACTCAAGTATCGGCTTGGTCGGGATGTGCTTGCACTGAAGTGTTTTATTCATTCCCATGTTATTGCACCAGATATTGTAAAGTTAATAATTCTCCATGATGTTCAATCTCGCCTATCTCCACCTCCGGGAACCGCTCGAAGAACGGACTGAGCAGGGGAAACTTGTCAGCGATCTGATAGAAGTATTCGGGATCCAGCCGCCAGGCGATGTAAAGGACCTCCGGCATACGTGGCAGGAATTGTGCAAGCGCAGGATTATTATCGTAATCCTCATGACATTCACGATGGGCCAACATACAGTTTAACCTGACCGTCTGCAACTTATCGCTGTAGCTGCGCCTGACAATGTGAGCCAGGTCTGCCTCATCCCTGATTGCATGGCCGCATAGCCCGCACAATGGGTAATATTGAAGGTACCAGTGTTTAATCTTATTCAGCTGGGCCTCGGTGGTCATCTCGCTTGTTTTTAAAGCATTTCCGTGCATCTCTCTCCACACCCTTCAGGAACCTGCCTAACCTGATCGCACCGTCACCGATGGCAACCAGGTAGGCAAGTATCACTATGAGGGCGAAGAGGGTCATTCGAAGATTACTTTGTACCAATCAAGTTTGTCGAAGGAATTAACCTGCATATCCATTTCCTCCGCCCAATAAGCATATTCCAGGTCATTAAGAATTACACAATATCTTTTTATGATCTCTGGCTTAAAATCATCACCGGGATAAAGTCGGTATGCTATATCCCCCGGCTTCAGGTCGGACCGCTTGCAGGGGATGAGGTAAAGTTTGTCGTTGGGGATACGTTTTTCGATTTCCGTGCGAATATAGCAGGCACAAGGCAACTCCTCCATAACGGTGAGCAAGAGCTTCCCATTCGGAGACGCGATCCCTAACCAGCGATGTGATCTGTAGAACTTGATATTCTCCGGCACCGGGATGCGGTCAGGATACGGACTCTTCTCCTCCTCCGTCATGATGACCCAATCACAGGCAAGCAGGTCCTCTTCGGACATGGTGTAAGGAGCTTTAGTGAGACCTGCAAACTTTGCCATGAATCGGTTTTCGATACCTCTCTCCAGCCATGCCCACAATATTTTCCCCGTCCATTTCTCCCGGAACACTTTGCCTCCCATCTTCAGGGCTTCAAGGGCCTGACCGAAACACACAGTTTTTGCCTTTATGGCTTTGTCATCCAGGAGGGATGCCTTGGACAGCATTGATTCAACGGTTCGGGGCGTAGATCCGTCAGCGCTTTTAAGGGCATAAGCCCAGAAGCCATTACTATCCTGTTCTATCTGTTGAACATAATAGACTTTTGATCCATAGCCGATCTTTACGGCATCGTCAATTTCAAACTTCGGTTTGCTCATCGTTTTCGGTTTTAATTGGTTGTTCAGGTTTGTCAGTCACCTTGCTCTTTTTGATTATCCCGGCCTCCCGGGCCTTCTGTGTTGTCACTGGCTCTCCCGATACGACAAAGCCGGTGAAGGGGCGTTCATTCTCAGTCATTGCGTCAGTGCTGCTATAATGATTATTACTACTATTGCTATCCCACAGTATGCGAAGATCCTCTGGGGCTCGAAATGTTTGTCAATGTTGTTCATATCACGGTCAGTTTATAAGGTCTTGTCTTTATCCGAATACATTAAATTTCTTGATTATCGCCTTGCGCAGAGGGGTGCAGTATGTCGAAATGAAATACAGCACTGCTTTCCAGTTGAGTGTCCCCCGTGCGAAAAAGAACCTTGCCATTGTAATGTCTCCCATGACATAATGATACCTGGCATAGGAAGCAAACCACCTTTTCATCGTCCGGATGTCACCATCTGCCTGAAGTAGTCCGAGATAAAAGTCCCTACGGCGATAGTCGGGATCAAGGGATAGATTTTGTCCGTCAACATAGCGATACACGCATGGGGCTATCTCATGGCATTGACGGCTCTCTGTCACTTTAAGAAGCCAATCATGGTCAAGCTGACCAAACATCTCCTCAAATAGAGGCACACCCTCATTTCTCATAAGGATACTACTCATGTACGGCCAGTTCTTTGACTTATTCCTTGACAGTAATACTTGGTGAATAGACAAACTCTGCTCCATTTTCTATCTGTTTGATTTGTTCTTTAAGTTTCCACGGCAACCATTGGTCATCATGGTCAAGGAATGCGATCAGGCTTCCAGTGGCATGCTGTATGCCGAGATTGCGCCCGTAGTTTGGTCCTCCTCTTCCGTTTCTTACTCTCAATAGCCGGCATCCATATTTGTCTGCCACCTCAAGCAACCACGTTAAGTCCCTGGAATGATCGTCACATAGCAGTATCTCGATGTCACAGTCTGCCGTCTGGTTGCGTACCGACTGCAATGCCCTCTCAAGGGTTCTCTCGCTGTTGTGTGTTGGTATGATTACAGATACTTTCATCTCAATTCTGTGAATTTGTTACATCTACCGCCCTCACTCCCCTCAGTTCGGTTGCTTCCTCTTCTGGTGTCAGCAGGGACCAATGCTTTATGAATGTGTTGCCCTCAAAATGGTCAACAAACGGTTCACACGGGCAGTCCTTACTGTCATCATGTAGCTTTACTTCGCCAAGGGGAATGATGTGGTAGATCATTTCTTATCCTCCTTTGGATACGGCATAATGATAAAGTTGAAGAGCATCGGAGTCCCGTCATCAGCCATGATGATTGTTGACTTGAATTTTGGGTCAATGACGGGCTTCTTCTTTGCCTTCTTGATATTCTTCCTCCAATACCGCTCAATCAGCCGCGATATTCTCTCATATGATCCGGTTCCTAATAGCATGGTCATAGTTCAGTCTCAAATGCTAACTCCGATTTGAATTCCTCATTCGGCATAGGAATGGTAACATGCAGTTCTATCTCTGCATCGGCCCGTACCCTCATGACATACTCCATGAACTCCTTGGAGAACATGGCTGTGGATGAGTCCACCTTCGATACCAGCTTCCACTTGCCGGTTTTCTTGCTGTACTTGAAGTCATGCCGGAAGTTGTACCTCCGCTTGCATTCGTCATGTACTTCCTCCTGGGTATGGCCGGTGAAGTCACTAATCATTTTTAGTACGACTCCCCAATAATATGCGTTAAAGTCAATGGAGCGGATAGGGTACAGGTCTTGCAGTGCGATCCGGAACGGGAGCCGCCTTTCCTTTATCGCCTCGATCAGCCTCTCACGCTGACGGTTGTTCCGGATCACTGCAAAGTCCATTGGTTACTCTCCCTGTCCTGGTCCTGCACCTTCTCCTTGATGCGCTTGTTGTACCATTCTGCGAGGGTCATTCCAGAGTTGTACCAATCATGAATCTTTCTCCTAGATGTATGGCAGACATACATGTATTTGTCATCTCTCTGGATGCAACTAACCTCTCCTGGCTGAATATCCAGATACTTGGCGACTGTGATATTCATTAGCCCTGCATTGTCTCTTTCAAGAAGTGCCTTTGATGCGCACCTCTGCAGAATAGCGTCACTTACCTTAATTTCATTTTTCATAAGCTTTTCGGCAAGGAAACCCATTGGTCAGCTTTGCTGCCGATGGAAGGAATTGCCGCTCCATAATTAAATTGTTTAACACGATTAGTAAATTATTTTCAAATATGAGAAAAATTTAGTATATTTGCAACATGAAGTTGACATTGAAAATAAAACTTTTGCCTACCGATGAACAGGCTAACTTGCTTCTCGACACGATGAAGGAAGCTAATGCTGTTTGCAATGCCATTTCTGATGTGGCGTGGCAAGAGAAGATTTTCAATAATTTCAGGCTCCATCACAAAGTATATCATATCTACAAGGCTACGTTTAGCCTTTCTTCTCAAATGCTTATTAGGCAAATAGCGAAAGTTGCAGATGCTTATAAGCTGGATAAGAAAGTTAAAAGGCAATTTAAACCACTTGGTAGTATTGCTTATGACAGTAGGATAATGACCTACAAGCCGAATAACATTGTTTCTCTGTGGTGTATCGGTGGCAGGCAAAAAATTAATTTTGTTTGCCACAACCCTAATTACATTCCTTATATCAAAGGTGAAGCTAACTTGGTTTACAAGAAAGGTAAGTTCTACCTTTTCCAAACCGTTGATGTTCCCGAAGAGGATGTTGAGGATGTGGAGGAGTTTATCGGAGTGGATATGGGGCTGCTCGAAATCGCATACCTTAGTAACGGTAAAAACTTTGGTTCTAAAAAATTTAACGACTATAGAGAAAAAAGACAAAAAGTAAGGAGTTCGCTTCAAAGCAAAGGTACGAAAGGCTCTAAAAAAGTCCTGAAACGATTGTCTGGCAAAGAACGAACTACGAGTACAATTATTAATCATACTATTAGTAAACAAATTGTTCAACTTGCTAAATCCGAAGGTAAAGGGATTGCCATTGAGGATTTGAAGGGTATTAGATTTTCTGCCAACAAGAAAGGTAAGAAATTCAGAACAAGGGTAAGTAAATGGAACTTCAACCAGCTTAGAAGTTTCCTTACTTACAAATCTTTGCTTAATGGTGTTAAATTGGTAGTTGTGCCACCTGCTTATACAAGCAAGACTTGCTCCAATTGCTTTCACATAGGCAATAGACAAGGCAAAAAATTTACTTGTAGCAACTGCAATTCTGTATTCGATGCCGACGAAAATGCAGCTAAGAATATAGCATTGTTGGGGACTTCTGTAAACAGTCCTGAAAAGCCGAGTATGTTGTACTGTCAAGTGCATTCGTTCTTAGGTTTAAAGCCCATCCCATCGCTTTAGCGTGGGTGGGTAGTTTACTGTTTGGCCTCCTTATTTTTGTTTGCCTTTTTCTTGCTCTCCTGTATGCGGTCAAAGTCGCGCTGAGTATTCTTGTTACTTGTCACTATCGCAATAGAGGCATTCACCCTCTGCAGGTAGTTCATCCTCGGCAGTATCTTCGCCCTGGTGAGCTTCCCGATTATCGTGGAATCCATCTCGTTTATGCCTCCCCACTTGTCACGAAGGATATAATAGGTCCGTCCGTCTTTCGCATTCTTTATCCGGGCTCTCTCCAATGCCGCATCAATCATCCGCTGGTCACGGATAACATCGCGCCTGGCTCTGCGCTGCTTGAAGCGTTCAACCCATGTAATCTTCTGATAGGTGGTCCATTCCTTCCAATCGGCCTTTACTCTTGTGATAAAATCCTGTAGGTAGTTCATATCTATCTGTTTGCGAATTGCTTCTTGTTAATCTCTATCTCTTCCGGGTCCTCCGTGTATATCACCAGCTTGCCATTGATTCCATTGCCGGAGCGGACGGTTCCTTCAGCCCACAGCTCGTTGAGAGCATTGGTTGTTTCAGGTCCAAACTCATGCACTATCTCTGCCAGGTACACATTCGGCCAGCGGGTCTCGCTGTACTTCTTTGCCAGGTATGCTTTGATCTGTTCTTTGAGAGTCATATCGTTGCTTCGGTTATTCTTCCCGGTCTGCGCTTGACAGTCGGGAGGATGATCTTCGGGGGAGGCAGGTGTTTCAGGCAGGCCCACAGACCTATTGCAGTAGCCATCACCATATCATCATGACAGCCATCAACAGCACCATAGCGGCCATTAGGCTTGATCTCATAAGTGTCCAGCTCGGAGAACACCCGGTCATCGCGTTCATAGAATAGCTCATCGCGCAGGGCAGCGTTCAGGAAGTCTATTATCATCGGCTTGCTGACCGGGTTGGTATGGAATCCGTACTTGACGGGGATCCCCTGCCGGATCTTCTCGGGGTCAGTCCGTGCGAATATATTGGGATAGTATTTCACTATCTCGTCCAGGATGGTCAGGAAGTGGTCGCCTTCGGCCTCGATGCTTGTCTTGTCATAGGAGTTGGATTCAGGGATGAACAGGGCGTTGTTGTAGAACTTGGCCAGCTGCACAGCTTTCCAGGCACCAAGGTCCTGGTCAATATGGCCTTTAAATGTTGCAACCGTTTCAGGCACCCCTCCGTCCATGATCCCGTACCGGTCAAATACCCTCATAACAGTATAGTCAGCCTCCGGGCTCCGGCCTCCGATATCCATTGACACCACATACCGGTTGGATACCTGTTCCTCCTTATCAGGGTACATCCATATAAACAGGTTGCCGCGGTCAGCCTGGATAAGCTCTATATCTTCGAGGGCAGTCTTGTCACGGATGGTCTTGCCGCGGATATCTCCCACAAACTCCGGATCCATCTTGTGCTTACGGGCCTGGTTGACGTATGCCGGGGAGAATACCCTTGCTCCGGTGGCCTGAAAGCTCTCTTCCCAGGTGCTCGGAAATTCACTCTTCATGCGCCACTCATCGTAGTTCTCACCATTCTTGAAGTCGAAATACCACTTAATGCCTTCAAGGGTAGCACCGAGGGACCAGAGATATGAGGCATAGGGTTCTGCGTCCATCCACTTGACAAATGCAGACAGGTCAGCCTCTGGGATATCTTTCTGATACAGCTCGATCTCGAACCATGCCACAAACACAGGAGCATATGCGCTCTTACCATCCATGGCAGACAGCCACTCCCTGTGGAAGAAGTTGCCTACACCTTTAGCGGTGGATTCGAGGGCAATGAGGGAGAATGGCACCTGTGCTACCCCGGCACGGACACTCTGAGCAAGGTCCTCTGCACTGCGAAGTTCTGTTGTCCGCCAGAAGCTCACCTCCGAAAGGTGACTCATGGCAAGGTCAAAGGTTCTCAGACTATCGGGCTTCTGCGATGAGCCAATGATGATTGAGCAGTCGCGCTCATCTATCCTCCGGTTCTTGTTTGATCCTTCCAGGGGGGACAGCTCAAAACCTCCGAGGTCCTTCGGATAGTTGGTGATGAGACGGGAGTACATCGCCCTGATGTTACGGGCCTGCTCTTCCACATCGGTAACGATACATGAATGCCACCTGGTCCGGTGAATGAGCTGTATCCATGCCATATATATCTGCACCAGCGTTGACCCTCCCCACTGACGGGCCTTGTCAATGATGATGCGGATAGGAACTCCGGCAACTCTCATCCTTTCGGGAACGGCCAACACCTTTCGCTGTGGCTGATTCAGAGAAAAGGGAACTATCTGTTTCGTCCTTTTGTCCTGTATCCTGGCAGCGGTAACGGCCCAGAACTCAAAGTCATACCGGAACCGCTGGTTGATCAAGTCACGAAGGAATAGTTCTATCCCTGTATTATCGGCGGGGATACCGTGAGATTGAAGGACTGATTCAAGTTTGTGATCGCGGGCAATAGCATCTATCAGAGCAGCATTCTCATTGTACATGGTTACGGGGATACCCCATACAAACTCATTGCCGCCAACGGAGAACTCTATGCGCTCCCTCTCGATAGGTGAGCCGACCCCTGTTACGGGATCATAAGGGGCAAAGAGGGCCTTTCTCCGGGCCTTGTTTTCCCTGATTATGCTATTGACATCAGAGGCGTTCATTTCTTCTTCTTCAGGAATGATGCTGTCACCTTACGAACATATTCTATTGAATAATTCAGGTTATCAGCAACTTCGGTGCATATCACTTTCCGGGAGAGCTTTGGAGCAATCTCGGGGCCATATGTGGCAAGCACCCTCGTATATTCATCATAAATCTTCTGTCGCCTTAGTAATGTGTTTTCTCCGGTTTGACTCATTATACTGCGTTGATGCCGTAAATATAGGTTTTTTTGTCCGCTATACAGGGCTTATTGTCCGGACACTTTTCAACACATTGATTAGGTTTGACGGTGAATAACTACAACCAAAACGCAGTAACGTTATGTCAGAATCATCAGGTAGCAGCACAAGCACAGGCAGCACCGGAGCCACAGGGGGAGAATCCTCTTCAGGGGGAGCCCAGGCCCAGGGAGCAGCAGCCGAAGCCGCCGGCACCGAAGCAAAAGCACAAGATACTCAGGGAGAGGCAAGTGCAGAAGCAGAGAAGGCGAAGAAGAAAGAACAGCCTCCCAAAAAAGAGGGAGAGGAACCCGGGAAGAAGGAGGAAGCCAAGGAGGGCAAACCGCCTCACAAGTATCACGAAAGGCTTACGAAGGCATTTCCGGATCGCACCTTCGAGAAGGATGAGGACTATGACACGGCAATGGATGAATACCTTACATCTCTGGAAGATTACAGGGAGAAAGGAAAGAAAGCCAACCAGAAGCTCCTCGCGCTCTTTGAGTCAGAACCGGCAGTAGGAGAGATGGTCCGCGATATGATGAGCGGTGCGTCCTTCCGTGAGGCAGTTGCAAGACATTTTTCAGCCGAGGACTTTACGCCGACAGAAGGTGATCCGGACTATGAGGGCTGGGCCAAGAACAAAACCGAGAGGGAGGAGAAGATGAAAAAGCGCAGGGAGTTTGAAAAAAACTACGCTGCCAACCTCGAAGCCGCCGGAAAGGAACTTGAGGCTTTTGCCAAGGAACATAACCTTGACGAGAAAGCCACCGATGAATTCCTCGTAAGCATTGAGAAGATGCTTGAGGATTTCAACAACGGGAAGATTACCAAGGACTCGCTCAGGTTTATGCGCCGGGCGATGACCTATGAGCAGGATATAAAGGATGCCCGGGAGGAGGGTAGGATTGCAGGCCGCAATGAGAAGATAGTGGCACAGAGGGAAGAAGAACCGGATCAGACCGGTGATGGAATCCCCAAACTCGGCAAGTCCCCCGACTCCCCTGATGAAGGAAAGAAGGGAGGGTACTTCGGAGGATTACGCGACCGAATGAGGGATCGCGGATTTTTGGACACAGAACGCTAACCAATATTTTAAAACACAATGAGAAACACTAACATTTTTAATATCGGAACTAAAGTATTGTCGCTGGTATTCGTACTTGTGGCAATAGCATGTACCTCTCTTATGATGGGTGCGGCTGGCGTAACGATGGCTACTGGTGTTGCTGTAACAGGTGGCACCGATGGTACCGGTACTGTCAGCACTGAAAAGGTTAAGGCCGGAGTTGCCGACCTGGACCAGGATTATGTATCCAAGCTGGTCACTCAGATGCGGCCCGCGGCCACACCTCTTGATACTATCATGAGGCAGATCCGTCAGGCAACCCCCATCAAGTCATGGAAGACTGAGTTTTATGCCGTTGATGCCCGTCCACTTTATGACGAGGTTCATACGGCTCACACTCATACCTCTGGCGCTGGTGTGACAACCAAGGACCTAAGGGTTAAGAACGTCGGTATGTGGGCAGCTGATGACACTGTGATGTTCAAGGGCATTACCGGTGGTGACGGAAAGGATCTTGTGTGCTTTGTTATTTCCAAGGACACATCTAACAATACTGTTAAGCTTCAGCCGCTCAATGGTGTTGATGATACCGTTGACAGCGCTGCAATCAAAGCGGTTCCTTCCATTGCTGCCAACACAAGGATGGTAAGACTTGGGTCATGTAAACATGAACTTGATGCACAGACCTCTCCTTATGCTATCCTGCCTGAGAAGAGCTACAACTATGTGCAGCGTTTTATGGCACAGGTTGAAGAGTCCATATATCAGCGCTTGCATCAGAAGGAGGTTGACTGGACCTTCACCGATTATGAGGCGCAGAACGTTTTCGACATGAAAGCTACCATGGAGCAGTCTTTCCTCTTCGGGATCAGGTCAGAGTTTACCGACCTTGTAAACAGCAAGAAGAGGTATTCCACCGGAGGTATAGCCAACTTCATTACTAAAGCCGTTGAGTATGGCCTTGGTGGTGCAGACCGGGTAATTGATGATGCGTGGTTTGTTGATGCTTCAAAAACAATCTTCCAGGGCAACAGTGGTTCAGAGGTAAGGTATCTCTTTGGAGGTAGCGGCCTTATGGCAAACCTGATGAAGGTAGGCACCGTTCTCAAGCAGATTCAGGGCAAACAGACAATGGTGAAGTATGGTCTTACCTTCAAGGAGATTGAGACAAACTTCGGCCTTCTGAGGTTTTTCCATCATCCGCTGCTTGATCAGGCAGGATGGGAAGACAACGGGTTAGTCCTTGACCTCTCCTTCATTGAGAAGCATACCTTCATACCTCTCAAGACTAAGGAACTTGACCTGATCTCATCCGGTCAGCGTAACGCCAATGCAGTAGTCATTGAGGAAACCTGCGGTGTTATTGTTCGTTATCCCGACACTCACGCAATCATACGTCCGAGAGCGTAACCAATAGGCTAAGACCAGGGGTGCCCAGCGCATCCCTGGCTCTTTAGCTGATAACAATAACCAAAACAATCAGACAATGGGAGTAAGAAAAACTTATCAGGCAGTCGGGTTTAAGACCCTTGACTTCTATGAGATGGTAAATGGTGCCAAAGCACTCATCCAGTTCAGAAGCGGGAATCATGCACCTGACTCAAAGGGCCAATATACAACGGAAAACCCCGATGTTATTGAAGCCCTGGACAACTCTTCCGCTTACGGCATATCATTTAAATGTATCCGTACAGAGAAAACTGCCGGTCCTGACCTTGCCACATCAAAAGCCAAGACCGCACCGAAACCTCCGGCTCCACCCGCAGATAATGAAGGTGTTGGAGCAGGGAACGAAGGAGGCGAACCGGGTGTTGGTGATGGCGCAGATGCCGGAGGCAATGCCGGCGATGGATTTACCAATGTTCCCGATATAGCAACCGTACAGGCTGCAAGGGATTACCTGGTTAAGAACTGCGGAGCGACTGCAAGCAAACTGCCGAACGGTCCCGCAGTGAAGAAGTTCGCAGCTGAGAAGAAAATCAACTTTGTTGATCTCGCGTAATCATGGACAGGACGGGGTTGATAAATAAGGTAAAGGTCATTCTTGACGAATATACTCCCGAAGGTGTAGGAACACCTTTTGAGGAGTACATAGGTCCTCTCCTTGATGAGAGTGCCCGTGAGATCGTCATGGAGGGCCCGCTTTATTTGTTAACCCCGATGCCTATCCCCCTTGAATCCGGATCGCCGGCAGAGAGCATACTGAAATATGCTGATGACCGTGCGTATATACCGGTCCCGTCAGACTTCGTGCGGCTTCATGAGGTCAAGTTTCCCCTGTGGAAGAGATCGGTCCGTGAGGCTATCTCCCAGGAGAACGAAGAATATAACATGCAGGAGAATGAGTATCTGCGCTCGGGCTATGGAAGGCCCTTTGTTGCCCTCGTAAGGAAACAATTCTCGGGAGGAGCACTTGCAAGATACCTCGAATGTGGTAAGGCACTTGAAGATGCGGTGCCCGGTACTGCCCTGTATGTCAAGGAATCATTACCAGAAGATCTTGCTGAAGAGTTTGCTGATACCCTTGCCTGGCGGGCTGCCTCAAAGGTGCTTGCTACCCTGGGTGATGTAAACCGCGCAAAGGTGGCGCTTGAGCAATCAGTGATCCATCTGTCCAAGTTAATTAACTAATTATTAACAATTAACAACAAAAGCAATGAACTTATCTCAGATTATCAGGATACGGATGGCAAAACCATTTCTGTATCTGTTTTCAAAGGACTACAATGTAGAACATGCCCTTGGTGCCGGTCCCACTCAGTTTACCCATAAGGGTATCGCCTGTTCAAATGTTAAGACCGTCAAGAAGACAATCGGCGGTGTAGGTGTAGCAGACTGCGACTTCAATTTCGCAACCGCAGCCAACACCAATGAACAGGTCATTGACCTCGGTGCCATCGTTCCGGCCAAAGCAAGGGTGCTTGATGTCAAAACTGTCACAGAGGTGGCATTTGCAGGAACCAACCTTTCTGCCCTTGTCATGGAGACAGGAAACTCAAGCTCTGGTGCGCAGTTTATCGCAAGCGCAACAATAATGGCTGCTAATGCCATTACTGCTGCAAACCTGGCAACTATGGACGTTGCTCCGGCTGCAGCTGCATCCAAGGTATATTGTTCCGCTACCCCGACAGGAGCCAACTGGGCTGCAGTTCTGGCAGGGAAAGTTTCAATATATATCAGTTACATAGAAATATAACTCTATTCTCGGGCTATGACTGGAATCTACCAGATAAAGTCAATATGTAAGCCTGACAAAAGCTATGTGGGTAGCTCCAAGAACATCAAGAAAAGATGGCAGGAACATCTTCGTCAATTACGGAGCATGAGACATGAAAATGGCAGACTTCAAAATCACTATAATAAATATGGTGAAGAAGATCTTGTTTTCATTATTCTGGAATTGTGCTTGCCGTCCTTTCTGATGATTCGTGAACAATATTACATAGATCTCTCGAATCCGTGGTTTAATATTATTAGGACAGTTGATTTTAAATTACCACACAATCTCCCAGAGGAAGTAAAACAAAAGATATCTGACTCAAAAAAAGGGAGTACTCCCTGGAACAAAGGATTAAAATTAGGTCCACTTTCGGAGGAGCACAGGGGAAAATTAAGCTTAGTTCATAAAGGCAAACCGAAGAGTGAGGGACATAAAGAAAAAATACGTGACTCAAACAGG